GTTCTTGTTGTCATAGCGTTCAATTAAACTAAACGCCACTAACTCTCCCCCATGCCGATAACCAATTACATCAGTCATTGGCGCACGATAACGATATTCAAAGATAGGCATAACACTGGCAAAATGCTTGTAGATGCAGTATCTTTTGTAAATTTCATTCAGTTGATCAATGTCAGGCTTGGTGATGTAATACCAATCACAACTCTCTTCATAAGTGGTTCTAGCAAGATCAATGCGAGCAAATTGGTAAGTCATCTCGGATCCTTCCGATTGTGAAACAGCGTTTTTAAGTATTCTTCGGGCCAGGTATGATAAAAGCCTTTGGCAGCCATTTGTGCTGCACTGTCATTTAACTTGCTTAAACGTTGTACCAATGCCAGTGCATACTTACCTTGGTTCATGCAAACACCATTGACTAACTCTACGTCTGTGGGGTGATCTTCAAGCGCCAATAAATCATTTGGCAATAAAAATTCAGTGTTAGCATCTTCTAACGCACGATGAAAACGCTCATAAGGGTGCTCCACAGGATCATACGCATAAACAATAACTTCATATGCGCCCATACCATGCCGTGCTCGACTTTTTAAATCGTAGTAAGGATCACTGCCTACTACCACTTGAACTGTGCCCGACAAACGTGCGCGGCGTGCAAAAGGACAAGGTGGCCAGCCTCCTAGTGCTGGGTGTGGAACTTCCACAAAGTTTTCAGACCAAGCCAGTATGTCTTGTTTTACTGTTTCTAAATCTAACATTTTTAAAAGAAAGGAAGGCCGCTCTTTTTTGTGGTTTCTAAGTTATCTTTGATAATTTTTGATATTGACGCACGCTCATCGGGACTGAGATTAAGTGCTGCTTCGTATGATAATCCGCCCCGCATATACCAAACCATTTTGAGCGCCTCTTGCTTGATTTCTTTAACTTCTTTTTCCATCTGATCAACCCACTTGGAAATTTGATCAGAGTTCAAGACTAAGAGGCGTCCGCGAAAAAACTTGTCATGTCAAGTGTAATTGCTTGCTGATATTCTTTTGAGCAGGCAGCACACTTGAGTTTCATTGGCTGTATTTCACCTTGTGATTTGGTGTTGATAATGTGATCACGTATCTTGTTGAACAGTCGACGATCACAATGCTTTAACATGTCTTCAATATACTCGGGCTCGCTAACCACTGCTGAAGGTGTTTTTACTGCGGCGATACTTTGTGCAATAGCACCTACAGTTATATTGGTAATTTTTACCAGCGCTTCGCTTAGTGCTGACATACGCTGTTCATCAGGCATGTCAGTGTCGGGCAGCACTTGAATAAGTTTTTGCTCATCAAATTGACGTTGATTATTGTCATTAAGATTTTTATAAGTCATGGGCTTAAAGTAAATCTCAAGATCACCGTCGTGTACTGATTTAGAGTAATCAGGTGCTCGCATCTGTCCCAATACTGTTCTTAGGTCAAGTCCGTAATCAGCTTCGTTTTGACAGTGCGGACAAGTAGTTGAAATTTCCATATTGTGCCCATAACTGGCAATGCGTATAGCAACTAGTATTGTGTCTACATCCATTGCTGGAATAGACCACGGATCCTGTATAGCAGGAATACAACTTTTGATAACATTAACTGTTGCATTGCCGTTGAATAGTGCGTCTGGCGTTCGATAGGTAATTTCGTCAATGGCAGTCATTGGATAAACTGGCAGCTCGCCGTTAGCCGGCATGTCTATAGCTGTTTCGGGATAGTATTTCCCGCCGCTAGGCAACTTGACATAAATTGACGGCTGCCTAAAGTATTGTGCTAAAGGGTTATTTGGCATGAAATTTTCCTGTATAAATATAATTATGGCAAAAAATCACCTGGGCAAATAAAATTATGGCTGATTATACTCCCGAAGAACAAGAAGAAATATCCAATCGGTATTACGACGAGCTACGTCGCTTGGGTCAAGCAACGCCCGAAACAACCAAAGCCTTTGTAGATGCCAAAGTTGGCGTAAGAGATTTTACAGCAACTTTAACTAAAGATTTTAAAGGCCTTGGAAACGCGGCTATTAATTTAGGCAAACAGCTAAACCAAGGTGTTGTTGGTAGTTCGGTATTTAATGAAAGTCTTGACGCATTAGCTGATACTGTATCTACTGTAAGTAGCACATTAGGTCCTCTTGGTAAAGCATTTGGACTTGCCGGTCAAGCGGTAGTTGGCTATGTTAAAGCAGTAAATCAGCAAGCAGATGCTTTGTACGATGCTTACGAACAAATGTCTCGTGCTGGTGCTACAGGTGCCGAAGGTCTTCAAGGTGTTTATGCTAATTTAAAGAATCTCAATCTCGCTGCAACTGCCGAAGGATTAGCTAAGTTTAACACTATTGTTAATGAAAATGCAAAAACATTTGCGCTGTTTGGCAAAACGGTTAACAGTGGTGTTACTGAATTTGCTAATGTAGCCAATCAAATACAACGCAGTGATATCGGACGCCAATTCCGTGAAATGGGCATTGGTGTTGATGGTATCAATGAAGGTATTGCTAGTTTTATAAAAATGCAACAGTTGACGGGCGGCCGTCAGCGAATGACTACTGAAGAACTAACAAAATCTACAGCAGCTTACATTAGAGAAGTAGATTTAATAACCAAACTTACGGGTCAAACTAGACGTGAGCAAGAAGCTGCTCGTGAAAGTGCAATGGAAGAAGAGCGTTTTGCTGCTCTTCAAACTGAATTGCAACAACGTGCTGCAATGGGTGATAAAGCCGCCGAAGCTCAGTTAAAAACGTTGAATAACGTTCAGCAGATGCTTGATAAACAAGCACCAGAAGTTCGCAAGGGATTTTTGAATATTTTGTCGGGTACATTGGACACACCAGAAGCATCAAAACTGTTGTTAACATTACCTAATGCCGCTGCGGTTGCTGGTAAACAATTTTTTACCGAAACTGAATTTTTTGCAGCACTATTTAAAGACTCCAATGCTGCGCTCAATGGATTTTCAAAAGATCTAGGTAAAATTGGAGCAAACAATCAGTCGTTTATACGTATTCAAGACTTGATAAAATTGAAAAGTATGAGCGAACTGGGCTCATATGATGAACGTGAGAAAGCGGCTGAAAGAAATCAAGATATAACCGACGAATCAACTAAATCACAAACTGATTTACGCGATGCACAGCGTCGCTCACGTGACACACTAAATGACTTATTGAATGCTGGTATTGTACCAGTTACCAATGCTATGAAAGCGTTGGCCAGCGGAACCGATACAGTTATAGAAGGATTTAAAAAAGCTGCCCAAGCAATGGGTGTTACAGTTCAAGAGCGTGGAGCAGCAGCACTATCCGGTGGCACAGGAGCGTATACTGCCCCATCTGAATTTGTTGGTGCAGCGCCTAGAGCAGTTGGAACAGCAGCGCCTAAAGCAGCAGCGCCTAGAGCAGTTGGAACAGCAGTACCTAGAGCACCAACATCCTTACAAGATCAAATTACACTTGCACAAGATGATATTGCAGGTTTAACTCGAGAATTAAGTCGTATTCCACGTGACGAAAAGTCAGATCGCCGTTTGTATATAAGCACTGAATTGCAATCAGCACAAAAACGTTTAGATAAGTTACTTAACTCTAGCCCAACTAGTGCAGGCAGACCCAGTGAAGGATATAAATTTGGTGGCATTGCTTCTGGTCCCGAAGAAGGATACGAAACCACACTACACGGCACTGAAGCTGTGGTACCACTACCCGATGGTCGTACTATTCCAGTGGAGTTTGTGGGCGCTGAACAGCAAATGGGCTTGATGTCAGCACAACTGTCCCGCTTAGATGACATTGTGCGTGTGATGCAAAATCAGCTGAATGTGTACCAGAAGATTTTACAGTACGCACAGTAATGCGGTAAATACTGTATGTTAAAGGAAACATCTAATGGCTGAACCAACCAACAGTAGAAACGGCCGAGGCTGGAGAAAATATTTCAAAGTTGCCGACGGTTCCGTAAATGGACAACTCAGCCCTATATCCGGAAACAATGCCAACGGCCTTCCGGGCTATGGTCGTCAAAACGGCTCGGGCAGCACGTCTACCGCTAATGATTTTGCCTTTCGCAACTATGCCAGTCGACTACCCGAAGTGTATTCGGGCCATCCTAATCGTATTGAACGCTATAATCAATATGAAAACATGGACATGGATTCAGAAATTAACGCATGTTTAGACATTATTGCTGAGTTTAGCACACAAAACAACGAAGATAATAACACACCCTTTGACATACAATTTAAAGATAAACCCACTGATCACGAAGTGGAAATTATCAAAAAACAACTGCAACAGTGGACCAAATTAAACAAACTTGATCAGCGGATGTTCAAACTGTTTCGGAATACTATCAAGTATGGCGATCAAGTGTTTGTGCGCGACCCCGAAACATTTGAAATGTACTGGGTTGACATGGTCAAAGTCAGCCGTGTAATTGTAAACGAAAGCGAAGGCAAGCGTCCCGAGCAGTATGTTATCCGTGACATCAACCCCAATTTTCAAAATTTAAGCATTGCTCCCAAAACCACTGCTGATTACTATGTAAGCCGTGCTACTGGCTCTGTGGGACAAAACAATTATACAGCGCCCAATGGGGGTGGTGGCGGCGGTTATGGTGGCACACAAGGCAACAGCCGCTTCACACAAGCTATGAATGAAACCACTATTGATGCTAAACACGTGGTGCATTTGAGCTTGAATGAAGGCTTAGACTTTTTCTGGCCCTTTGGACAAAGTATTTTAGAAAACATCTTCAAAGTTTACAAGCAGAAAGAACTGCTAGAAGATTCAGTGTTGATTTATCGTGTAAGTCGTGCACCGGAGCGGCGTGTGTTTAAGATTGACGTGGGCAACATGCCCAGCCACATGGCAATGGCTTTTGTGGAGCGAGTAAAGAACGAAATGCACCAACGCCGTATCCCCACTGTATCAGGCGGTGGCGCTAACATGATGGACGCTGCTTACAACCCACTAAGCATCAACGAAGACTACTTCTTCCCCCAAACTTCCGACGGTCGCGGCAGCTCTGTAGACACACTACCCGGCGGTACTGGACTGGGCGAAATTGACGATTTGAAGTATTTTAACAACAAAATGGCCCGTGGTTTGCGTGTGCCTTCCAGCTATTTGCCCACTGGTCCCGACGACTCAGACCGTGCATTAAACGACGGAAAAGTAGGCACAGCCCTTATTCAGGAGTATCGTTTCAACCAGTACTGCGAACGTCTACAGCGACTGATTATACAAAAACTCGACGACGAGTTTAAGATGTTTATGAAATGGCGCGGTTTTAACATTGACAACAGCTTGTTTGACATTACACTGGGTCCCCCGCAAAACTTTGCCAGCTATCGTCAAGCTGAAATGGACACCGGCCGTGTAGGTACTTTTGCGCAACTAGAGCAGTTGCCCTATATGAGCAAGCGTTTTCTAATGCAGCGTTATTTGGGACTGAGTGAAGAAGAAATCACTGAAAACTCCAAGTTGTGGAAAGAAGAACGCGATCAGCCCAACCTTGAAACCACACAAGGACAAGACTTGCGAAGTATCGGTATTACGCCTGCTGGCATGGAAAGCGACATTGAAACTGGGGACGAGTTGTCTGCATTGCCACCTGAAGGCTCTCCGGATATTGGTGGTATCGGGCCAACATCCGCTCCGGGCAGCATACCTGTAGCACCCGGTGCCGTTCCTCCGCCCCCGACAGCATAAATAACCGTATGATCCTAACTGAACTGTTCCAGCGTCAACCCGAAGGTTATCAAGATGTTGCTCAAGACAACAGTCAGCCCCAACGCGGACAACTCCGCAAAACTCGTTTGACACTCAAGCAGCTTTCCAAGCTACGTCAAATGCAAGATGTTAGAAATTATGAGTATAAAGAAAAGCTCAAAGATATTCGGAAACAGTACGCTCCTCCTGCTCAACCAGCAAATCTTTAATTTTTGCCTCAAAAAGCCCAATTTTGGGGCTTAAATGTGCTAAGTTTATTCTTTTTGTGTAAGTAATAACATGAGCCATAACCTCTGGAGGAAAAATTATGACATCACAATTTGAACAGTTAATTGAATACGTAATTAACGATCAACCCGAAAAGGCCAAAGAGCTATTTCATGAAATCGTAGTTGAGAAATCTCGCGAAATTTATGAAAACCTAATGGCCGAAGAAGAAGTTTCTGAAGAAGCTGTTGCTGAAGAAGATGACATGTCTGATGAAGACAAAGTCGACGAAAGCATGAATGACGGCGACGCTGCTGATGACCTTATTACTGATGTGGAAACTGAAGAAGAAGGCATGAGCGAAGGCGAAGAAAGCGACGAAGAAATGGACGCTGCTGATGAACTCGGCGCTGACATGGACGACGCTGAAGACGAAGAGGAAGACCTCGAAGACCGCGTAGTTGACCTAGAAGACAAGTTAGACGAACTAATGGCTGAATTTGAAGCCATGATGGGCGGCGACGAAATGGCTGGTGACGAAGAAGAGTTTGACATGGACGCTGGTGGTGATGCTGTTGAAGTTGACGACACAGAAGAAATTATGCCTGAAATGGGTATGATGGAAAACGTTGACCTTAAAGCTGCTCCCAAGCCAGTAACGTCTGAGCCTGCTGGTACAAACAGCAAGTCTACTGTTGCTGCTAACAGTGGTGCCAAAGGTATGGCAGCTAGTCCCGTTAAAATGACTGGTGACACAGCTCAAGGCCGTCCTGCTCCGTCTGTAAAAGACATGGGTATGACAACTAGCCCCAAGCAAGGTCCCGCACCTAAGCCTGTGACAACACAAGCTGCTGGTGTAAATGCTAAATCTCCGGTATAATAGAATATGGCTCGTTATCTACAAGAACATCTCAGCTTCCACCAGGCACAAGTAAAAGTGCTGTCGGAGGAAGCTGCCGATGGTTCTGGTAAGACCCTTTATATGCAAGGAATTTGCATTGAAGGCGATAAGCGTAATGCCAATGAAAGAATATATCCCGCCCATGAAATACGAAAAGCGGTAGCCACTATCAACGAACAACTTGAAAATGGTAACTCGGTATTAGGCGAAGTAGATCATCCCGATGATCTCAAAATTAACTTAGATCGTGTTAGCCACAACATTGATAAAATGTGGTGTGATGGCGCAATAGGTTATGGAAAATTAAGAATATTACCAACACCCATGGGACAACTGGTTAAAACCATGTTGGACAGCGGTGTTAAATTAGGTGTTTCAAGTCGTGGATCCGGAAATGTCGACGACCGAACAGGACATGTCAGTGATTTTGAAATTGTCACTGTAGATGTAGTTGCACAACCCAGTGCTCCAAATGCTTATCCCACAGCAATTTACGAAGGACTCATGAATATGAAGTACGGACATAGATTGTTAGAAGTAGCAAGGGAAGCCGGTGCGGACAACAAGGTACAAAGATACTTGAGAAGCGAAGTAGTAAAGCTGATCAAGGATCTTAAAATTAGGGAGGAATAAGCATGCTAGATGCTATTAAACCGTTACTAGATAGCGATTTGATCACCGAGGAAACTCGCCAGGAGATCTCTGAAGCTTGGGAAGCCAAGATGACAGAAGCTCGTGAACAAGTACGTGCAGAACTACGCGAAGAGTTTGCACAACGCTATGAGCATGATAAGACAGTGATGGTGGAAGCCCTAGATCGTATGGTAACAGATGGTCTTACCGCAGAGATTCAAGCCGTAGCTGCTGAAAAGCAAGCATTGGCCGAAGATCGCGTCAAGTTCCAAAGCAAAATGAAAGAAAGCGCCACTAAGTTTAACAACTTTATGGTTTCTAAATTAGCCGAAGAAATTGGTGAATTGCGCAAGGATCGGAAGCAGCACAATGAAGGTCTCGAAAAACTCGAAGGCTTTATTGTGCATGCATTGGCCCGCGAAATACAAGAATTCGCTGCTGACAAACGTGACGTCGTAGAGACCAAGGTTCGTTTAGTACGTGAAGCCCGTGGCCAATTAGAATCATTGAAAAGTCGTTTCGTAACAGAATCGGCCAAGAAAATGAGTCAAGCTGTAAGCCAACATCTTAAAGCTGAACTCAGTCAATTGCATGAAGACATCAAAGTTGCTCGCGAGAACAATTTTGGCCGTCGTATTTTTGAAGCATATGCCGCAGAATTTGGTGCTACGCATCTCAACGAGAAAGCCGAAGTACGTAAATTACACGACACTATTGCACAAAAAGATGCTAAGTTGGCTGAAGCCATCGACCTTGTTAAGAAAGCAAAAGTTCTTAACGAGTCAAAAGAGCGTGAAATACGCATGATCAAAGAATCCAATGAGCGCAAGCGCATTATGGACGATTTGCTGGCACCATTAAACAAGGAAAAAGCCGAAGTCATGAGTAGTTTACTCGAAAGCGTACAGACATCCCGTCTGAAAGGCGCATTCGAAAAGTATCTTCCAGCTGTTCTAACAGACCGCTCTGTAAAAGCCCAAAAAGTGATTACAGAATCCGTGTCCGAAGTCACTGGCGATAAATCTACCCGTAGCCATTATGATGAAGAAACTGCTGAAACCAGCAATGTAATCGACATCAAGCGACTGGCCGGGTTAAATTAATTTAAAAGGAGACATTAAATGTCACAACAATTATTAGAAGGTCGCTGGGACGAGACCAAGGAAGCACTACTTGAAGGTCTAAGTGGTTCCAAGCGCAACAGTATGAACGTTATTCTTGAGAATACACGCAAGTACTTGAAAGAAAACGCCAGTGCTGGTTCTACAGCATCCGGCAACATTGCCACACTAAACCGTGTGATTCTGCCAGTGATTCGACGTGTTATGCCCACCGTTATTGCTAACGAGTTGGTAGGCGTACAGCCCATGACAGGTCCCGTTGGTCAAATTCACACTCTACGTGTACGTTACGCTAGTGCTTTAACTGACAACTCGGCTGCTGCTACATCGGTTGCTGCTGGTCAAGAAGCATTGAGCCCATTCACAATTGCTACAGCATACTCTTCGAGTCCTGCTGCTGCTAACAATGGCGCTACAACAACTTCCAACTATCAAGGTGCTTCTACAGCATCCATGGAAGGTAACGGCGGTAAGACAGTTAGTGTTCAGATTCTGAAACAAGCTGTTGAAGCCAAAACACGTAAGCTACAAGCTCGTTGGACATTTGAATCGGCTCAAGACGCACAAGCCATGCATGGCATTGACGTTGAAGCTGAAATCATGGCTGCTCTCGCACAAGAGATTACAGCTGAGATTGACCAAGAGATCTTGTTGAGCTTGAGCTCGTTGGCTGCTACAGAGTACACATACAACCAAGCTACTGTATCCGGTACTGCTACATTCGTTGGTGACGAACACGCTGCTCTAGCTGTTCTAATCAATCGTGTTGCTAACTTGATCGCTCAGCGTACACGTCGTGGCGCTGGTAACTGGGCTGTTGTTTCTCCAGCTTCGTTGACAGTTCTGCAATCTGCTACAACTTCCGCTTTTGCTCGCACAACAGAAGGCACATTTGAAGCACCCACAAACACCAAGTTTGTTGGTACACTAAATGGCGCTATGCGTGTGTTTGTAAACAGCTACGCCAATGACAGCTCGCCAGTATTGGTTGGCTACAAAGGCTCCTCCGAAGCTGATGCTGCTGCATTCTACTGCCCCTACATTCCATTGATGAGCAGTGGTGTTGTTCTTGATCCTTCGACATTCGAACCAGTCGTCAGCTTTATGACGCGTTATGGCTTCGTCGAGCTCACCAACACGGCCAGCAGTTTTGGTAATGCTGCTGACTATGTCGGAGAAATCGCTGTCCAGAACCTCTCGTTCAGCTGATCCGTTTTTCTTTTCTCAGGGATGGGAAGGAACAAAAAGGCACTTTCGAGTGCCTTTTTTGTTGACTATTGTATCTAAATATGCTATTGTTGAACTAACTAACATAAATAAACATATGAACAAGTATGAAAAATGGTATAAAGATATTACCACTCGCGGACAAATTCGAAGTACTGATGAGCGAACAGAATCTCATCATATTATTCCTAAATGTCTGGGCGGTACTGATGACGCAAGCAATTTAACTAATGTAACATTGCGAGAACATTTTATATGTCACTGGTTACTAACCAAGATCTATTACGGTAAAGAACGCCATCAGTTACTCAAAGCATTATGGATGATGAAAGCTGAAAATCAAAATCAAACGCGATATAAAACTAAAATTACATCAAGAGTGTATGCTACTCTTAAAGAAGAGTATGCTGAATTACAAAGCATAAAACTAAAAGGCAAAGGAAATGGTTTTTTTGGAAAAACACATACACCTGAAGCAAGAGAAAAAATACGACAAAAGAATCTAGGTAATAAACTAACACCTGAACAACACGCTAAGTTAGTAGCGAATACCAAAGGCAAAAAGAAACCACCATTGTCTAAAGAACATAAAGCAAAACTATCTGTATTACGCAAAGGTGAAGGAAATGGTATGTATGGCAGAACTCATTCAGAAGAAACACTTGCTAAAATGTCCGCCAAAGCTACAGGCCGCAAGCAAAGTGAAGAAACTATTAGAAAAAAAATAGAAGCAACTACAGGTAAAAAGCGTGAAAAGAAACTGTGCCCCCACTGCAACAAACTGGTAGCAGTCAATGGCTACGCCCGTTGGCACGGCGTCAACTGCGCTACCAATAAATAAATTATCCAATTAGCACTTGCTGTATAATTAAGTAAAACGCAAAACTATATTATGAAAAAATGGTTTGAATGGTGTGCAAAAAAATATCATAAAGACAACGGTGTTGAGATTCTTGGACCGGATACTGACTTAGTAGATGCTGTCAACCATTGGGTTGAACAACAGAGAGTGGAATTTAAAGAAAATAAAGCGTTTCCTCGTGACGAATATTATTCAGCTTTACTAACACAAACCTACGAAAATCTTGATTTAAATCAATTACATGAGTGGATTTTTGACTCTGAATTTGATCGATTATACTCAGAAACAGGACGACAACTTGAAACGCCAAATTTATCAACTGATTTTAAGAGAACAGTTGTCCAACCGTCACCTATTTTTCGGGATATAGCCAATATAACTAACGCTCAAATGCGATTAACTATACAACGACCTGGTGATATGTTTCCATTACATTATGATAGAAAAAAAGAAGAAAAGAAAGTAAATGGAGATGTTCCAGCTAAAAGATGGCTAGTTATGTTAGAAGATCAAATGCCGGGGCAGTGTTTATTTTTTAACAATAATTCAATTAGCTGGAAGAAAGGTCATGTAATTTATTGGGATCATATAACGGTGCCACACGGTAGTGCTAATTTTGGATTTTATCCAAGAAAAACTCTTAAAATCACTTTGGCGCCATGATCACCGCAATAAAAAACTCACGTCAACCACAGCCTGTTAGTCCTGTAGGGAATACACAAGGACTAAATCAACCCCAACCACCAAAGCCGTTGCTGCCACCAATCAAAGAACCTGTTCCAGTTCGCTAATGATTTACACTTTAACACCACGGCATATTACTCCTTGGGTTGAACAATTCTTTTCCGGAAATGTTTTATTGCTTGAAGATCCAGATATTCAAGGATTAAGCTATGAAACCCAACAACAATTTTTAGATCGTATTCAGTCAATAGTAACTGACAATCATGTAGAAACTATAGTATTAGACATTTGGAATCCTGTAAAAATAAATGATAATGATGGTCGCAAAACACAATTAACACTGGCGGAAATTCATAATGACCTATCACAAATAACTACATCTTATCTTATAGTCTGTGACTATACCTACTTTTACCAACCACACCCTAACATAATATTTTTTTCCTGGATTTTGTGGATTATCAGTCAAAAATTAATCGAAGAATATGTGGTTTCCCAAAAACATTTGCTGCTATCTTGGATTCCAAATATAACTGTGTACGATATACCATTTGTGAAAAAAACTCGAACACTAATGTCGTTAAACATGAATGCCACGTGGCACAGGATTTATCTATTTTCTTTGCTGGCTGGAAAATCTTGGTTTAATCGTATTGGATACAGTTTTCATGCTATAACAGGATACAATTCGAGCATTAGTTTTCAAGAACGACTTGATATGTTTTCAATAAAAAGGTATCTATCATTAGAGGAACGCGAATCTGCTGCTTCTTATGGGCATCTATTACCTATACGTTTGCCCAACGATCGGATAACAACTGGACCAGATCGAATGTGGTTTGGCGGAAGTTCCAGTATAGACAGCCCGATATATAGTGAATACGCTATAAATCTTGTAACAGAAACTAGCTTAACTGATGGCATTGGACTGTCTGAAAAAACAGCAAAACCATTTATGGCCTACCAAATACCCATAATAGTTGGACCTATAGGGATAACTAAATTTTTTGAAGACATGGGATTAGACATGTTTTCTGACTATATTCCATGGCGTACATGGGACCAAGAACCTGATCATAAAACTCGAATTCGTATGATTGTGGAATTTTTAGATCGCTTGTTGCTATCGCCTTCTGCTGAACAAGATATTTTAAGGGCACACGAATCATTTGCCCCGCGACTTCTTAAAAATAAAGAGCATTTTCACAGTACAGACTTTGCTAACCTGATGGCAAAACAAATAAGAAACGTTAAATCTTAAACAGTTTTAAGTTACGGTCAATTCGATCCAGCACTGGTTCCCACTGTCCCATGGTGGGTTGACGAAATAATCGCGCTGTAGCATACCAAGGTGTGTCATCACGATTAAGCAGCCAACGCCAGCAAAGTCCATAGTTGTTGAGCATGATCCAAGTGGGACGCCCTAGTGCGGCTGCTAGATGTGCAGTGGCAGTATCTACTGTTACAATCACATCAAGGTGAGTCATCAGTGCCGCAGTATCAGCAAATGTAATCAAGCCACCAGGATAACTGTGAACACCCAAGCGGTTTAATTCTTCAAGCTCTTCTCCGGTGCAGTCCACTTGCAAGTTGTACCAGTCATAAGTGGGATTACGCTTGATAAGACTCACAATGGATTCAAACGGCATGCTTTTGTGCTGATTGATCCAGCTGTCCCGCCGCCCGCTCCACGCAAAACCCACGCGAAGACGATTTTTAATGCCAAGGTTCCTCCGCCAGTTGTTGACCAACTGCTGATCAGGTTGTAGATATTGTATGACAGTGGGCAAGTTCTCCACTCGAACATTGATGCGTCCCGGAATGCTCATCATGGGCAACCAATAGTCAAATGGCCCACCTGGTTCTTGGTCATAGCGAAGAACCTGTACACCTTGTCCCAGTGGGCTGGATTGTATAATTCCAACCAGTGGATCAGTTACTTGTACGGTAACACTGGCACCAAGATTTTTCAAGTTTTGTACATAGCGCACAAACTGTATAATATCCCCGTGCCCTTGCTCACCTCGGACAAGAAACCGTTTGCCTTTTAGATCGTCAGTTCCATTCCACCACGGCCACGGATAGTTGGGCAGCGTGCCTTTAAGATGCTCAAAATTGTGCCGTGCTTCATACTGCGGCCAACCACGAGCAAAGTCCCCGCTCAACAAGTAAGCCACTGAAAGATTAAATTGGTGTGTAACATTGGCCGGATCTAACTGTATGGAACGCTGGTGAAAAGGTATAGAGCCCCAAGGATCACCCAATTCACGAAGCACATTGCCGTAATTGTTGAAGGCACTAGAGGAGTTTCGGTCCTTGACCATAGCACGCATATACTGCTGTAGCGCCAATTCGGGTTGGTGTTGTTCTCTAAAGGTGTTGCCTTGGGCAATGAAAAATTCAGTAGTGTCCATGGCAATATTTACATCCTATTTGAACACAGGTAAAAATACTGATTCGCATAAATAAACATAACGCAATACTGCGTTTTATGCGGCACACCAGCCGCGTAGCGACTAGAACTCGCATTGGACTTCTTTAAGGAGGAAACAAAATGGGCAGACCATTAAAAATACAAAAATACAACAATTCCGTTGACACTGACGTCGGCTATCCCAACTGGGGTTCGTTGACCAATCCAGTGTTACCCACAGGCTATGTCGCCAGTGAAACCGAATTCTTGGGCGTAGTCGGCGGTATAGATTCACCTGCTACCAGCACTACATTCCCCCAAGTTAAAGTTCGCGTAAACATTGCAAACTCGTTTTCTGGTGATGCTGACGGACATATTATTCGTCAGAAAGGCAGCCGTAAGTACTTGGTAGCAACTAACGCTGCTATTGATCCTGCAAATGCAGTGGTTGGTACTTCTATGATGATTGCTACTGTAGGTAATACAGACTGGCAATCAATGGGAGCACCTGCTGGTGCTGCTGCTGGCACAGTTTTCTATGTAACTGCTGCTTCTGCTGGTGGTACTACTGGTACAGCTTTTGAAGTTGGCCAGTGCGTTTTACAAGATGCTGCTGACGGTGCTTTGTCTTCGGGTTATATGAACATCACAATGAGTCCTGGCGATTCCAGTGATATCCGCATTAGCAAGCTAACCAACAAGTTTGCACTTGACTACACTGGTGGTCCCGGATATACTGAAGCTGAAGTTGTTAATGATGTAAAATTTGCTGCTAACTTCTTTAGTGACGAAGGTACTGTTGTACGTTCGGGTGCTGAGCAAGGTACTGCACAAACATTACAATTGGGACAAGTGGAAAGTTACACTTAATTCTAATACTTTAATCCCCACCGTTAAATACCGTGGGGATTTTTTATGACTATAGCATTTGTACTGGGCAATGGCGTCAGCCGACGTGGATTACCGTTAGAACATATTCAAACACTAGGTAAAATCTACGGGTGCAATGCTCTTTACCGCGACTTTATACCCGATGTTCTTGTGGCAACTGATCCAGGTATTTCCAAAGCAATACAAGCCAGCGGATACGCTAACCAGCATGTGTTTTACACTCGGAAGCCTGTTGAAGGGTTAGGCGCCCAACGTGTGCCCGAACCTTACTATGGCTACAGTTCAGGCCCGATTGCGGTGGCTTTAGCGGCACTAGATCAACAAGAGAGAATTTACCTGTTGGGATTTGACATGGGCCCAAACAAGTACAATCAGTTTAACAACATATACCAAAGCACTGAATTTTACAAACCTGCTGGATCAGCGCCCACTTACACAGGCAATTGGATGCGACAACTGGTAAAAATCGCAAAAGAATTTCGCCAAACACAATTTATCCGCGTTTGCGGTGCCACTACAGCACGACTGCCCGAACTGGAATCAATATCAAACCTGGCTCACGAGGATTTGCCAACCTTTCAAATGCGGATAAATAAGCAAAAGGATCTATAAATGGCCACCGTAAAAAACACCAGCGACGATTATACTATTACCGTAGCAGATGGTCTGGGTACCATGACTGTTAATGCCAATTTAAATGTAATTGGCAACATTACCTATATTGATTCTACTGAGCTCCGTGTTACTGATCCGTTTATTACAGTTGCTTACGACAACAATGGTGCTTTACAAAGCATGGGCCTGGTTGCACAAAAATCACTAACCACATGGGCTGGCTTGCGTTTTAACACCGTTTCGGGTGATTGGGAAATTAGTCCTGCTGTGGATGCTGATGGTGGCCCCGTAACACCTTACGTACCCATTTCAACTGGCGGCATCAATCCTGGCCTGCCCTTCAATTCAGTACAGTACAATGGCAGCGGAACATTTTCAGGCGACGCGGCATTTACATTTGATGCTGGAAATGCCAAAGTAAATATCACAGGACAACTGGTGTTGGCTAACATAGTGTCAACACCCGCCGCTACACCTAATGTAGCGGCACTATACAACAAAGCCGAAGGAGCGGGGGGCACTGGCGTTTACGTTATCAGTCCCACTGTCAACGACGAGTTGGTCAGCAGAGCCAAAGCAATTGTGTTCGGCATTATATTTTAAGGAACAAACATGGCAATCACTAACACTAGATTAAGCACCACTAGTCCAACAACTGTATTCACTGCGGCTGGTCAACAAGCTATCACAGTGTTGTATCTTTGCAACACAACAGCTGGTACTGTTTCTACCAATGTTTATGTAAACAATGGCGGAGCGTCAGATGATGACAATACCATATACTCGGCTCTTGAACTAACAGCCAACGAAACTTACGTGATATCAACAGAAAAACTTATTCTTGACAACGGAGATCTTGTTATAGCAGACGCTAACGTAGCAGATTCTGTTACAGTAACAGTGAGCTCAATCAGCGTCTAACATGGGAAACTGGGCAAAGAATCGTCGATTAGAATCCGGAACTACATCGGTGGTTATGCCTTCTGGCACTTCGGCTACACGCCCCCCAGCACCTGTATTTGGACAGTTTAGATTTAACACAGATACTGTAAGTGTAGAGTACTTTAACGGAACTATTTGGGTTACTCTTGCGCAAGGTGGTGCAGTATCCTACACAGTTGACAGTTTTGTGGGCAACGGCGTTACCACAATATTCACCATGTCCGAAGCAGAAAGTTCAGCAGAACAAATTATTGTGTTTGTGGGCAGCGTTTATCAAATACCCGTCACCAATTACACAGTCAATGGTGGATTTGACATTACATTTACCAGTGCACCACCCAATGACATTCCAGTGAACGTAATTCACAGCACTAGTTAAATGACTAAATACCCTACTAGGGGAAACTGATGGCTATTAGTAAAATTGCAGGACAGATGTTGTACGACAATCTATTAAGAGATGGTGCAAATCTGGCAATTTCTGACACGGCCATTGATGTTCCAGTGGTATTTTTTGACATAACCAACGAACGTGTTGGTATTAATACTGTAACTCCGGGCTGTGATTTAGATGTAACGGGCAACATTTGTGCTTCTGACATCAGTGCCACTGCCAACATTACATCCAATCAACTGACAGTGGGCAACTTGACCATGTCAGGCAGCACACTTACCAGTACACTAACTAATGGCAACATTTTGTTAGATGCTACCGGCACAGGGATAGTCCAAATTGAAGGTGTGCTAGGCGTTTCAATACCAGTAGGTGATACCGGTGACCGTCCTAATCCTGCAATTGCTGGAACACTACGTTTTAATACTGATACTAGTCTTGTAGAAATATACACGGGCACTGAGTGGAAAAATGCTGGATCAATTCCAACAGTTATTACCAATCAAACCATTGAAGGCAACGGCGGAGATGCAGTATTCACACTAGATCAAGAAGCTACTGCTACTGGTATATTAGTTACCATCAATGGTGTGAATCAAACACCCGGTGTTGACTATGATGTCACTGGCAATCAGATAACATTTACCACTGTTCCTATTGTTACAGATACTATACAAGTTCGCTTTATTTCACAAATTACCACAGTTTCTGCGCTGACTAATGTGTATGGAAACACCTCTGTTGCCACCACAAGTGCTGGAAATATTGATTTTGAAATAAATAGCACAGTAGTAGCACAGGTGACCAATACCAACATATTGGATATCAGTGCTGCCCATAGCCTTCAATTGCCTACATACACAGTAAGCCAGGCTAATGGGTTAACTAACGTAGCGTCGGGACAGATGATTTATGTCTCAGACGGCGCTTCTGGCACACCATGCCTGGCAGTTTACAGTGGTGGTGCTTGGAAGCAAGTGGCCATCGGCAGCAATATTACAACTTAATTTCCAACACTGAGAAATAAACTACCCAGTGTTGTTTTCCTACGACTTTTGGTAAATACGTTCAGTAGTACAGACTGCATGATAATGGGTATCGTGCATGAAAAAAACGTATAAAACAGGAGTCATGATATGGCTGTAACCAGAATTAAGAATAATCAGATAACTGATGCAACCATTGTTGGTAGCACAAAGTTACAAGATTATTCGATTAGCGCAGGCAAAATCGCTAACAATCTAGTTTATGGATCTAACTTAACGATTACCGGTAACTTAACAGTTCAAGGTAATACCACCGCAATTGACACTAACATTACAACCATTGAAGATCCGGTTATTTTGTTAGCGTCAACACAAACAGGTGCACCAGCAGTTGACATTGGTTTTCTAGGTCAACGTGGTACATCAACAAACGTAGCGTTTGTATGGGATGAAAGTCAAGGTTTGTTTGTAACAGTATTTACAAGCACTACTGAAACTAACACAACTGTTACAATTGACAGTTACGCTAGTGTAAAAGTATTAAATTCTGAAGTAACAGGTGATCTACGTGTCACTGGTGCCAGTAACGTTAGCGGCATTAATGTAGCCGCATCATCTACATTAGACTTTGGTCTTAACAGGTTAGGCAACGTTGCCGATCCAGTTAGTGCTCAAGATGCAGCTACCAAAGATTACGTAGACAGCGCAGTCAGTGCCGCTGGCTTTACTATTACCGACGGCGTTGATAGTGCAGCAATTGAAGCTGGTGATACCATTGGTTATGAAGGCGACACCAACATAACATTAACTGTTTTCCCCGCAATTAGTAACGTACAAGCAAACATTCAAGTTAGCTTGAACGACGATGTTACAATCAGCGGCAATTTAGGTGCCGGCACACTAAGTTTAACAGGCAATGTAACTAGTCCTTTGAATGTTACAGGCACAGTTACTGCCGGCAACCTAGCGTCCAACGGTACATTAAGTTCAACTGGTACAGCCACTGTTGGTAACGTAGCCACAGGTGGTACAGTAAGTGCTACTGGCACAATCACTGGTGGCAATTTGGCTACAGGTGGTACTGTAAGTGCAACCGGAACTGCTACTGTTGGTAATGTTGCTACAACTGGTACAGTAAGTGCTACTGGTACAGGTACATTTGGTAATGTTGCTACTGGCGGCACAATGAGTGCTACTGGTACAATTACATCTGACAATACAATCACAGGCGGTAACTTGGCAACTGGTGGTACTGTAAGTGCTACTGGCACAGGTACATTTGGTAATGTTGCTACTGGTGGCACAGTAAGTGCTACAGGTACTGCTACTGTTGGTAATTTAGCCACAGGTGGTACAGTAAGTGCTACCGGCACAGTAACAGGTGGCAATTTGGCTACAGGTGGTACAGTAAGTGCTACAGGTACAGCCACTGTTGGTAATTTAGCCACAGGCGGTAGTGTAAGTGCTACAGGTAACGTAACTGGTGGCAATTTAATTACATCTGGTGCTATTACAGGTAGTAGTGTTAGTGTAACTGGTACAGTAACAGGTGCTACTGCTGTTGTTTCTGGTGGCACATTAAGTTCTACAGGTACAGCCACACTAGGTAACGTGGCTACAGCTGGTACTGTAAGTGCTACTGGTAATGTTACTGGTGGTAATGTTCTAACTGCTGGCGTAGTAAGTGCTACAGGTAATGTAACTGGTGCAAACTTCCTAACTACTGGCTTGATGAGTGCTACTGGTAACATTTCGGGCGGCAATCTTAATACAGGCTTTATGTTTGGTTCCACTGGTGTTACAATCACAGCACAAGGCGTTGATTCCAGTGTTGTGTTAGTACCCAACGGTACAGGTACAGTTGATGTAAGTAGTTCTCGTATTACTAATGTTGCTACACCTACAACCGATACAGACGCTGCCAACAAAGGTTATGTTGATTCAGTTGCTCAAGGTCTTGACCTAAAAGCATCTGTAGTTGCAGCCACTACAACTAACATCACACTCAGTGGTATACAAACCATTGACGGTGTTACAACATTGATTGCTGGCGATCGTGTTTTGGTTAAAAATCAAACCAACGCCGCAGATAACGGTATCTATGATGTAGCTTCTGGTGCTTGGACACGTTCTTCTGATATGGATACGTGGGCCCAAGTTCCTGGTGCGTTTACATTCGTTGAACAAGGTTCCACATACGCTGACACAGGCTGGGTATGTACATCCGATTCGGGTGGTACAATTGGTGTAACAGCTATTAACTGGACACAATTCTCAGGTGCTGGTCAATACACAGCAGGCGACGGCCTAGATCTAACAGGTACAGTATTCAGTGTTAACGTTGACAACGTTACAACTGCTATTGTTGGCGATGCTGTTGTTGTTAAAGATGGCGCTCAATTGACCAATCCTAACATTGGAACTGCTACAGGTACAAGTTTAAGCCTAACTGGTACAGCCACTGCTGGCAATTTAGCCACAGGTGGTACTGTAAGTTCGACAGGCACAATCACTGGTGGCAACTTGGCTACCGGCGGCACAGTAAGTGCTACAGGTACAGCCACATTGGGTAACGTGGCTACAGGTGGTACTGTAAGTGCTACAGGTAACGTAACTGGTGGTAATGTTCTAACTGCTGG